ATGAGCCAAGGAATTTTCCACGTTCAATTCAAGTCCAACCTTCAAGACTCAGGACAAGGATTGGTTGTAATAAAGAACGGAAGCATCAACGGCGGAGATGATCACTATCTCTATCGTGGAGCCGCCCCACAGAAGACAGGACCCTTTACCGGAAAGCTCCATGTTGATAAGTGGAGAGATGGAAACCGAACCGTGGTCAACATCGATAACTTCGAGTTGGATGTAGACGGAAAGATAGACTTCGAGGCGGGGCACCTTGATCTTGTAGGTACCGTTACAGGGCAGCCTCAACTGCAGATCCAAATCATAGGAAGAAAAGTAAATGACACCTTCTAAAATAGTACTTTCCCTTTGAGGTCGATTGGGCTGAGCTATCAGCGTGTGGCGGTTTAGAGTTTTATTTCCTCTTCCCGCCACACCTCATCATTCAGTTATGACTTTGATTATCTAGAGGAACCACAAGCTCTCAACAGAGCACGACGATATCACCGGCCGCCACGCGCTCGGACAGGGATGTCAGCTTGCCGATCCCTTCCTGCAGAAATCGGCTGAGCTGCTCGATGCACTCGCGCTGGTCATCAGTGAGGCTGAACTCAGCCTCCATGCTTTCCATCAGGTCAAGGCAACACTGGTTGAGGAACCCCACCTCCAGTAACTCCGCCCGGAGCCTACGCCGCAACATCTCGTCCATACCAACATCCCTATCTACTCCGCATATCAGACTGTCGGAACGTGGCAAAAACGCGAACTTCGTCACAACTACCTATTCGGGTAGTGGACCAGGCAACGGGAAGCGGGCCTTGATCTCCTCGACCTTGGCGACCCAGGCAGAGTAGTCCGGCTCGGTGCCGGCCTTGATCGCATCGAATTCAGCCTCGGTCTTGAGCGGGTCACTCTCCAAGCGGTAGGCATTTGCCCGAGCCACGGCCGCGGCATCGTACTCAGCCTGCCAGCGCTCTTGCGCCTGCTGTTCGGCGGTCTTTACCTTGCTCCAGTCGATCATCGCGGCAACTCCACCGGGCCATCGGCCTCGATCAGCAACGGTTCAGGGAAGCAAGCGGCGGCACTGGCATCGACGGCAAGCGGGAACCGCAGGATCAGCTCCAACCGGCCGGCACGTCGCAGTACGGGACCAGCGAACCACTCCGACCTGATAGCCTCGGCCGGCAACTCGCCGCCCTCCGGGAGCGGAGCGAAGTCGAACGCCTGGCCGTTCACGGTGAGTACATCGCCAGCCCTGCTCAGTGACAGGCGCTCGTCGCGTCGCGGCAGCGGAGCAAACGGTGACAACTTGATGATCATCAGAACCACCTCCCCACAACCATAATGCTCAACCCGTTGGTGCCAAGGTCTTCATTCAAGTAGAAAGTAACTTGGTCCCCGCCCATGTAGCCGCCCCTAACCCCCGCCGCAGCCGATGGCCAGCCGCTGAACGGTATCCAGTTGACGATGAGGCTATATGAGGATCCTCCGATGAACTCAGCCGCCAACTGCACTGTGTTGGGCCCTGCTTGGTAGTTGCTACCAGACCCCGTGATTTGGCGTATGCAAATCTGAGTTCCATCTGCAAACCGAACGAATTCGCCGTTTGCGTTGCTACCACGTTGAATCACCGCCCCTGTCGGTATTCCGCTCGACTGCGAAACGGCGCCGAGAATGCTGTCTCGCGAGTACAAAGCCCCAGTTGAACCCAGGGCAGCTCTAATTGCAGCACTCCCAAGCCCAAGGGACGTGCGCGCGCCAGCGGCAGTTGCAGCGCCTGTGCCGCCAAGCGCAACCGGCACCGTGTCGCCGTCGGCGAACTCGCGGAGACTGCCGTAGCCGTTGCCGTCGGCCTGGAGTTTCGTCGGGCGTATATCAGCCATTGAACAGCACCTGTAGGTTGAGAGTTGCGCCGCCGGCGGTATAGGCCGGCAATTGGCCGTCAGGGTTCATCGTGAGCCGAAGCATGGAACCATCGGCGAGATACCCAGGAACAGCCGCGGGGATGCGGACGTTCATCGGGTATGCCACCACGACGCCCGCGCCGTTGGTCACGAACTGGTCGTATCCGGTGCTGCGCCGGACGAAGTAGATCGCGTTCGGCTCCAGCACCGCAGGCAACTGCGCGACGACCTTGTGGGTCTGGAGCGCAGCCATTACCAGGCCGTCCCATTCCACTCGGCCGGGATCGGCTGGCCGTTGAAGCGCACCAGGCCCGACTCCTCACCAAACTTGTCCAGCGTCGACTTGTTCGCGTGCGTGTGCGCCTGGGAAACGGCAGTGTCGATCTGCGCCGGCGTCGACGTCGGGCGCCCGTTGATCGCGTCCCAGTTGAGCTCGACGTCCATCGACTCATACTCGGCCACCTTCAGCCAGGCGCTGGTCGCAGGGTTCCATGCGTACAGCGCAGCTCCGGATTCGACTGTAGGGTCCGCGCTCGCATCCTGAACCAGGACGAAGATTGCGCCCTCAGGCTCCAGGGCGTCGCGCGCGGCGATATCCACAACGAACAGGATCGGCGCGCCGGTGCCGGGCAGGCTGGCCAACGCCTCGTTGATCAGCGCATTGATCATCGCGCTGTTGCCGATCGAGCGCGCCACACCCGCCGAGTTCGTCAAATACGATTCGGCGAAGTTGCTGTTCTCCACGAAGTAGAAGCTGTCCGGCTCCAGCGTACCCGGCAGGGTCGCCACTTTGAAAAATCGAATCTGGGCCATTTCATCACCAATCAGTCGCGCCCCATTGGGCACCGTCTACGCCATCCCTCCCGGGAGGCCCTTGGTCACCCGCAACAACCACAAGCACATCTGCCGGCGGCGTCACTGTGACCGCGTATTCCTGCATCTCGCTGAGCACAAGCGGCTCGCAATCAACATCGATCGCCAGCGCCCAGGGCTCGGCGGCGTCATCCATCGCACCCTCCCCCGCGGCTCACACTGATCGGCCCGCTGTAGTAGCGGTGGACCGTGCCATCCGGGTATGTCACGTCCACGTCGTAGACCGCCGCCGACCATTCCAGCGCCGCGGTAGCCGATGCCGATATCTCGCGCGAGATCGTTCCGGCGCCAGCGAACTCCAGGCCAGAGCCGAGCGACAGCGTCAGCAGCACCGTCCCGCCTGGCTCGGCGCGGATCTGCATCCGCACCTCGGCGCCAGTGAGGTCAACCGGTGGCTGGTAGATCAGTTGCCCGCCAACAGGCGCCAGCCCAACGGCTGACAGCAAGTTGATCTCGATCGTGTCGTCGTCGATGGACGCGACCCGGTGAGGCAGTTGCCGAAGCCGAGCGCGGTTCAGTTCGGGCATGCCCTGGACGCCATCGATCCAGGCTAACCAGGTGTCGGGCAACCCGTGGCCGGGGATGGTCAGCCGGACGGGAGCGGTCGACGCGATCTGGGTGATCGGCCGGTAGACCAGGCTCGGTTGCATGATCCGCATCGTGTCGCGGAACGTCGCCCCTTTTTCAATTCGCAGGGGTACACAGGCCGGCGTCATGCGGCTTCTCCTTTGGAGGGATCAAACGTAGGAATAGAAAGCGCTGGGGTCGTTGCGTATAGCGTCGCCGGTGAGAGGGTTGTAGGAGCCCTTGCCCCACGCCTCCATCTCTAACGGGGAAAAGCCACTAACATCCACATCAACCTGACGCGATCCGTGGGGGCCATGCGGGGTGAGAGCCACTCCAGCAAACCGACGGTCTCTACCACGATAGAAAAAAAGGCCTAGAAGCTTGTTTGAGTATCTAAGCACCGGCCACGCAGATTGGTCGCTTATCGTCGACGGACGCCCCGGGAACAGCTCAATTGGCGACGACCAGTCCAATCCTTCCGCATAACTGTCGCCAACATCAGGAGTAAGCAGGTATATATCACCCAAGCTAATAGACTCCGAGCCACTCGCGACACTTTGACCAGTGATGCTGTCAGTCCATTGGATAGAACCAGGCCCATTAAGAGCCCCGCTCGTAGAAAGCGAGTTGTACAGCGACTCTGAGGACCCGCCGGAAGAAGAGCTCAAGGTGTAGGAAAACGAAATATCTTCGGTCATGCTAAATGAGATGTGATCGCCAGAGATACCTGCCGAGCGCGACATCGTTGACACGATAGAAACTTCGAGCGTTATTAGCTCAAGGGAGCCAGACAAGCCATACCACGCTCCAGCAGTTGACCTTGCGCGAAGTGATGCTGAAAACTCTCCGATTAGAACTCTATACACGTGAGGCGCCCACGGGTGCCCCGGGTATGGCGGGGGTGGCGGCTCTCCACTGCTTTCATTGAACGGGCCGTCTGGGTCCTCAGGCGTCCCACGCCAAAAGCGGGTATGGGTATTCGGGTCAACATCTGTTCGGCTGCTGTCGATAGTCTCGAATTGTATCTGCTCCCAAGGCGCAACCACGGACAGTTCCGCCTGAAAGCTGTTCGCGCCGCTCGCACTCACACGCAACTCAAGCATCCCACCAACACCAATGAATCCACTCCCAGCGGTCTCTTGGTATCTAGCCAGGTAGAGACGGCGTGTTCCGTCGTTATTTACATCCAGAACTTCGAAAGAGATACCGTCCGGCTTGACGGGCAATCCAAGGCCTGACAGAGATATTGCATTACTACTGACCGTCCCAGAAAACCCTGTAAATCCATCCCGAAACAAACAGCTAGCAGCTATTGTTTCGAGAAAAAAATTGTATTGAACGCTTACGCCGTATCGAATCGTGTAACCACGAATAAATGCAGGCTGTAAGGAAACCCCGCCATAAGCTTCGGACAAATCCGTTCCACGCAAAATCGCTCGGTTTAGCCACTGCTCATCTGGATCATCGGTTTCCACTTCAGGGATAGGCATGCCTACGTCCCAAAGGGCCGTATTATTTGCGAGCCTGACAGGCGGCATCGTCATCGTTCGCCCGCTTGGTAACGTCAATGTCGAATCAACGGCGTTGATTGGCTGTCGTATTAGGCCGTGCCATGGCCACCCCCATACCTGCGGAGCTTCATCGAGCGGGCTATTGGGAAACATCGTTCGCGTACTCCATCACAACTTCTGCGCCTGACGCGTCGGTCATGACGATCTTCTTCACGCTGCGATACCGGAGCCAGGCCAGGCCATCGCTGGTGGGGATTGTCTGCAGTTCGTAGTATTCGCGCTGGCCAGCATCTTCCTCGATCAGGGGGCTCGCAATACCGCCACCCCCGCCGATCTGCTTGCCAGCGGGGTTGTAGTCCGCCCGCCCGCGCTTTGCATCCAGGGCGCCGCGCGGATCGATTTTCCGCAGCGACCGCGCCTGGCGTTCCGGCTCGATCAGCCGGTTGAGCGCGGCGGTCAAGCCCTGGTCACCGCGGCGCTCCGCTTCGACCCGCTGACCGCCGGCGCGGCGGATCGCTTCGTTCCTCGCGCCGATGCTGCGGCGCTCATCTGATAGAGCCATGCGCTATCTCCTACGCGTTCGGCACATCGCTGAACACAAGCATCGACAGGGTGAGTTCGTCAGCATCGAAATAGACGCGCGCCCACACTTCGCCGTTGAGGTCATTTGCGTTGATCAAGAATCCATACGACTCCTGAACAGCCCACTGCCTGGTTGTGCCAACGATCGACATCCCTCCGGGCAATTCACCGGACGTAACTCTGATCTGCAGTTGCTGCCCGCTCGGACCGGCGGTCCTGATATTCAGGTCGAACTGTCGGGATGTGCTGGGATCGATTCCAATTGCGGCGGTGCCAAGCTCGGGAATTGCGAACAGACGGGCCTCAACAAATGAGTGTTGAGGCTCGAGAAGGAACTGGCCGTCGGTATTGACATGCAGCACCTCGCTCGGAGCGCTGCCACCGCCACTACCCAGCTTCACCCAATCGGCACCGCTCGCGGTGCCCTTCGCCATGTATAGCGCGCCGTTGTTCGTGTTCACGTAGTGAGCGCCGATGCTGGGGGGCGGATCGAGCGGCTCCCCGGCGCCGGACAGGACGTGCGTAACAGTTGCCATCAAATGTTCTCCATGATCAGGTTGTTGCCGGCGTCGTCGACCAACGTTGCGCCGGTTTCGTCGACAAGGGTGCCGCCAGACGCCCCGGACTCCAGAGCCTGGATGCGCGCCTGGAGCGTCATGAGGTCGCCAGCCGTGACGGCGGCATAGATCGCCGTTCCCGCCGGCCAATTGCCGCCGGTGGTGCCTTCCTGGGCGCGCTCGATCGTCACCACCCCACCGGCGCTGGCGGTTGCTTTCACGATTTCATGCTGCACACCGGCGTCATCTGCGAGCGTCAACAGCACCCAGCTTCCTCCGGATAACGGCAGCAGCGCGGCGGCAGCATCAGGCACCGTCAGGCTTAACGCGCCAGGCGAAAGGCCGGCGCTCAGCGTCGTCTTCCAGTTGTTGATCCAGGCTCTCGCCATCGCTACATCTCCAGTACGTCATCAGGTACAGCTACCCGGTAAGTGGCTGCGATCTCCGGCGCATGCTCGTCTCGGTAGTTCGCCGGTATCTCTGGCGATGTCACAATAAAGCGCCTCGGGAACAGTTCAGCGCCGGGATCGCGATTGCTCCAGTTACCTGAGAAACCATCCGCCTCATCGTCATACGCGGGACCGCCGTTTCGTCCTCCGAGCTGCGTCGAGAGTTGGCCGCCACCCGACGGCGGACTGACGGGATCCGCCGAGCCAGCCGGCGGAACAAGGGGGTCTGCTGCGCCACCGCCGCCTCGCATCACCGCGATAGAGATCGTGGTCAGGGCGCTTCCGGATGCAAGATCGAGCCGGTCGACAATGCGTCGACACTTGCCCACCGCGCGCGCGCCCTGATCATCTAGTCGGATCGTATGCACCAGGTCGATCGGTAGAACCATGCTGGTGGGCACGTCCCACGTCACAGTCGTCCCGCGGTGTGCGGAGATGAGCGTCGTTGCTCCCTGAGCGAGCAGGCAGTTCAGCGCAGCCAATCGCCGGCTGTCGTCCTTTTCATCGCTATGGCCTGTGTTGCCGCCCGTGATGGGGTCGCTTTCCCAGCGCTCGGCCCTGTCCGACTCGATCTCGAACGAGGCGCGCTGCCGACCGACAATCGGGCCGGTCGCCGCCACGCTCGGCTGAACTTCCATGACCAACCGGTAGCTCTCTGTGACGGACTGCACCCAGCGCCGGCCAGCAATCCAATTTCCGCCGAGCAGCAATTCGGTGAAGTTGTTGACCCATGCCGCCGGCGGGTTGCAGTACACGCCTGTCGGTGGCAGCGGGTACCACGTTGCATAGAACAGAGTTTGTCCTTTGCTTTCCGTGGCAGTTGTAATCATCTCGACATCTGGCAGTTCGGTGTCGTCATGACGCCAGTTGCAGAACCCCGCCTCACCAACGGCATTGCCAGTTCCCGGGTGCTGCCAACCATACGAGGCGTTCAACTGCCAGAGCCGGCTGAATCGGTAGTCGCACTCGATCTCGACCCTGTTCGTCTGCGAACTCAGGTCGGCCAGCTCGACTGCAAGCGTTCCGTACACCGTAGAGCCTGGGCCGAACTCGAAGGCAGGCGCCACAGCAAGCCATGATGTGACGCGGAGAGCACCATATGGCGAGCAGTCCAAGCTCCCGGTGACGCTGGTCAAACGCTCCTGGGCGTAGTCCCACCGCGAGCGTCCATCGACCGGCTCGAACACATCTGCGGACCAGGCGCCGCCGACCAGGGCGTCGACGGCCGCAATCTCCATGGCCTCTACACGCTGCTGCAACTGGTCCGTGCAACTGACGTCCAAGACGCGCCGAACAGGATTCCAGGCTGGCTGTGTAACTCTCCCCGTAAACCGTCGCCCCTGACTCAGTTCACCCGCGGTCTCCGTTGCGTAGTCGATGGTTACGGTTCGACCGATCCAGTCCGTAGGGACAACAGGTCCGTCGCCGAGATAGATCGAAAAGGACGCGACGCCAGCCGCCCCCTCTTCACGATCGACCTCGATCTCCCCGGTCAGGAGCGGCGTAACGTCGTCATCGCCAACGCGCACGATTGGGCGCCATGTGAAAGCGTAGCCAGGGATGATCGGCTCAGGACCAGGCACAGCGGAGTGAGCGGCCGAGTTCAGCTCAGCGCTATTGAGCGGTCCACCGTTAAGCATCAGATTTCCTCAGCGACAATTTGCCAGGTCCGGCTGTTGTTCGAAGAATCAAGCGCTTCAGGAGGGATGGATGCGAAGACGTGGAACAGCGGCCACCACTCGACGCGGTAGAGTTGCGCGCCTGGGATCTCCGACACAGTTACCACCTGGCCGACGGACGACACGTCCGTTCTGACCCACTCACGACCGACCAGCGCCAGCCCCCACGGACTGGCATCGGGGCGAACCTCTCCAGGGATTGTGAATACTCGGTCGACGGCAGTGCGGCCGGAAATGCCAAGCGACGCATTGCATCGCAGCTCCAACGGGTTGTCGAAGTCGAGTCCAAGCATCCCCGTGCCGATCCATCCTGAACCGCTGATGGTGATCGCTGTCTTGCGCCAGTGCGTCATCTGTACTGCCGCACCTCCGCTGAGCCTCAATCGCTCGACGCCGCCATCTACAGCTTGGTACTGACACTGAGGGGCGCCGCCGTGTATCACGATCGGTACGCCCCCCAGCATCACGTTCGGAATGATCATTCCCAACTCCATAAAAAAGCCCGCGCTAGGCGGGCTCGGTCATTTTGGGCGTGTCCGCCCGAACTTCGAGGCGGCCTTGCGTATATCTCGGAGCGTGTCGTGTGTCCCGAAAACGGTGAAACCGGCATCGTCTCCGCCCAGGTTGAGGGTCAGCGAACCCAGGTTTTGCATGGCGGCCGGCGGACTCGCCTGCTGAAGCGCCGCGGTCGGAATCTCGGGTATCTCGGGGAGAGTTCGTTGATACCTCTGCGACATCTGCAGCGACTGCACCGCGTTGAAGATGCGCTCTCCTCCGCGCATCATCATCAACTCCGGCCCACGCTCCCCAACCCAAGCCATGCCAGGGGGAGCGCTCTGCGTACCAGTGGCAAACCCGGGTATCTTGGGGGTGATGCTGGGCACGCCCGGCAAGCCCATCTCCGGAGGCGGAACCAGCGTGATAGGTATCACGAGCTGCTCAGCCAGTCCGGCGGCGATGTCGGCGACCTGCTGCTTCAAGGTCTCCGCGCTTTCGAAGTCCATTCCGAACGATACCTCGACGTTTTGCACAGCCGCGATGCGCTCCTCGAGGTCGGCCAGGTTCAGGCGGTTGACGTCATCCGCAGCCTTGGCATTACCAGCCTCGACCTCTGCGGCCTTGTTGGCGATGCGCTCCACCTCCTTGGCCACGCCTTCGAAGCCGTAGCTGTTCGCGCCAGCGTCCTTCAGTTGCTGAAGGATCTGAAGCGCGCGGCGCGCCTCCTCGATCGCCTTTTGGTTGTTGCCAGCGGTCAGGGCGTTGCGAGCCGAGGCCTGGGCCGCAGTGGCATCACCGAAGGTCTGCGTTCCGGAGGTGGGCGTCGCCTGGATGCCCTTCACCAGATCGGCAAACTCCTTGCGGACATCTGCCTGGCGCGAAAGCGCGTCGTTGAGGTTCTTGGTGGACTGCTCAAGGAGGGCCTTGGTCCGCACAACCTCAGATTGGAGGTCGGCGACATTCTGATCCCGAGCCCGCTTCAGAGCATCGTTCTGTCGCTTCACGATCTGCTCTTGGCGCGCCTTCTCGGCGGCGAGGGTGGCTGTGAGGCTGCCCTCCCCCTTTTTCACCAGCGTATTCGCCGTGTTGATGTTCTTGGCAACATCGTTCAACTGGTTCGCAACCCAGTCGACGACGCCTGTTTCCTTCGCGCGACGTCCCCAGTATTTCTGGGTTTCGGAAAAGATCCGGTTCAGCCCCGCACCAATCTCCGGGGCAAATGACGCCATCTCCTCGCGGAGCTTCGGCAGTTCCTTCCGCAGCGCGATAACGATCTGCTCCGAGGTGAGCTCACCGGCGGCAGCCATCTCGCGAAGCCGGCCGACAGTCACCCCGAAGGAGTCCGCCAGGGCGCCAGCAATGCGATCCGAGGACTCCAGAACGGTATTGAACTCTTCGCCCCGCAGAACACCACTGGCGATGGCCTGGGAGAACTGGGTAATGACCGAGGCCGACTCCTCGGCAGATGCCCCACCGATTTTCAGGCCGAGCGACACCGCCTCTACGGTTTCGAGGGCGGCTCGCTGATCCATGCCCGCATCCCGAAGCGGGCGCTGCAACCGCGAATAAAGGCCGATGAGGTCGCCGACATCGCCCTGGACATCATCAGCGATACGGTCGAGTTCGATCTGCGCGGTGTTGAACTCTTCCTGCGAGCGGGTTGCCAGGCGAAGCCTGGAATCAAGCCGGCCAACAGTGTCGGCCCCGTTCGCAAGCTTCGCCGTTGCAGCGCCTACCGCGGCGGCGAGACCTGCAACCGCCAGTGCCGGGCCGCTCCCGCGGAGAGAGCCGATGCTCGACAGCCGCGAGCCGGCACCAAGCGAGTTGAGTTCGCTCTTGGTCTCCGCGATCTGCTTCTTGAGCGCCCGCTGCGCAACGGCAAGCTCCCTTGTGGATAGCGTTCCGCTGGACCGAAGCAAGCGATATTGCTGGTTCAACTGCCCGATGGCAGCCTGCAGTTCGCGCACCCTGGCTACTCCCAGGGTGCTACGCGCTTGCTCCAAGTTGTAGCGGCGCTGCTCGATCGCGCTCTGCTTGATCGCTGCGGTCTGTTGCCGGAGGCTGGTGGTGGCCGCATCATTCCGGCCAGCCTGGAGGTTTCGATCCAGCTCCCGCTGGAGCCGCTGCCGTTCGGATGTCAGGCTCCTCGTATCCAGCCCGGCCTGCTTCAACTCCCGGCGCATCGCGGAAAGCCGAGCTATCTGGACCGTCTCTGCCCGCTCCAGGCTTCGCAAGTCCGAAATGGAGTCCCGGTAAGCCTGCTGCAATTCGCGGCTCGGCCTGATCGTCGATGCCAGTTCGTTGCCGAGCGTGCGGATCTGCTCGCGCGCCGAGCGCGCCTGGCGTTGCGTGTCCTCAAGGGTGCTTTCGAGAGCAGTGAAATCGTTTAAACGCTTGAGAGGTTGCGCGACTTGCCTGACCAGTTCGGCATATTCCTTGCGGAAACCTGACACCTCGCGCAGCGCATCATCGAGGTCAGCAGTCAGCCGGATCTTTACGTCAGCCATTTCATTCAGCCTTCAGCGCGGTCAAGAACAGCGACCAGGGATATTCAAGGACTTGGTGATGCCCAAGCCTCACCAGAACGCAAATGGCGCGCTCCAAACTCCTCAAGGCTTGTCGCGGAGTTTCGTGAGACGGCCCAGCATTCCGAAAAAATGCGGGTTCACCTCTTTGCATGCATCCAGCAACTTGGCGAGTTGGCTCGGCCGGAGATCGTTAATTTGGCTCTCCGTAACCGATGTCATCAGGCAAAGATCGGACAGCCTGATATCTTCGAAGAGGACATTGCTGACGAGGTCTTGATCACTGACCTCCTGCATTAGCTTCCGAACATCCGAAACACTCAGTTCGCGGACGATCACTTCCACCTCGCCAACTTTCACAACCTTGCTTGCGGTCATCTCGGACATTTCAATCCTCCAGAAAGCACAAACCCCGCCGAAGCGGGGCTGGTTAGAATTTTGGGGTCAGTTCTTATGGCCCGACTGATAGGAGCCTCGCACACATCCATCTCGGTCAAAAGAAACCGTAGTCTGGTCAACATACTTGTCATTCCAGTAGGTGACAGCACCCGCGCCGGCGGTACTGCCGTTGCGGTTCACCTTCCCGTAGATGCTTTCCACATCCTCCCTGGACATTCCAGGGACGACCTTGCCCTGGACCTTGGCCTTGCGAAGGTCACGCTCAGACAACCCTGTGGAACACGTAGGGCTTGGCGACGAACCACCGACGACGGTCACTCCGCTGCCGCCCTGATGGCTACCTCTATAGGTACGGCCTGATGGCTGCTTGGGCTTAGCCATGACAGCCGAAGCACCTGACCCGCTTGGACGCTGGTTGGTGGCGGAGACCACATCGTCCAGGGATTGGTTTTCTGGGCAATTCTGCTGGGTAAAAGTGACTTTTCCGTCAGGGCCGACACACTTGAAGACCGTCGCCGCATGGACAGAACTGACCGCAAGAAGCAAAGCGAGAACGGGGAAAATCCGTTTCATAGCGACTCTCCATAGGAACTGCTTCACACTCTAGCACCGCCGCGCCAACACCAAAACCCAGGGCCTAGTTGGGTTTTGATAGCCCAAATGTCAGATCGGAGTCAGGGATTGCTCGCCCGGCGTCCCTGCCGGGCATGAATGGCGTCACACCGTCGCCAGTTCCTTCTTGATGTTGAAATACTTCGACTTTCCAGCGCCGACCTTAGTCGGGTCCATCAGCACCTTAGCAGTGGCCTCGGCAGCGAGGAAGTCTTCGGTATTGAGCCAGTCCTGTTGGCTCGACGGGTTCAGGCGGCACCGGAAATAGCGCGCCTGGATACGGCGCTGGGTACCGGCTGCGTTCTCACCCTCGAAGAGGCATTCGAACGTCTTGCCGCTGTTGGTCAGCGCTTCGATCACATCAACGGTGGCGGACTTGTAAGTCACCTTGATCGGCGTGGCCGCAGAGATCGCACCCCCTTCAACGATTTCGATACCGGCGCCGGTCATGTTCCAGTCGTCGAACTCTTCGTAGGTCGTGGTGCCGTCATCACTCTTCACGCTGGTGATCTCCAGCGGCATGAAGTCGAGCGCGATCGTGCCTCCTGGAACGGCGGTGTGCGCTTCGTCGGTGTGGGTGGCAGAAGGAACATTGGTGGCGTCCCCCCACACCAAGGCAGCCAGGATGCTGGTCTTGAGCTCGCGGAAGTTGATCGACAAACCGACCGAAGTGATGCGCGAAACGGCATCGTACTCACCGCCCTGCGGGGTGGTGGTATCCGGCAAAGTGATCTCGTTGGTCTCGATGGTCTGCTGGATAGTGGACACCAGGCCAGCGAACTGGAAGGGGGTGGTAGCGCCGGACTCGCGGATCTTGAAGGGTCCGCCGATCACATACGTCTCTTTCTCGATAGCCATATCAGGCCTCCTTCTTGATCACGCCTTCGCGGCGCAGGAATTCAACCTGGTCAGGGCTGACGTTGATCTTGTCGCCGGCCGCCTTCTCCTTGCCCTGGTGCCAATGCACCTTGGCCAGGGTGACCTCGACGGCCTTGTTCAGCGCAGCCGGCGGCGCGGCGTCGACCGCGGCCGGCACCTGGGGATCGCTCTTCATGGGTTACGCCTCGATGATGGTTTTCAGATAGACAGGGATTCGAATCACAGCAGCGGCCACTCCATCACCCGGCGGGTACGGCTCAGGCGCCCCCAACGTCAGCCCGGTAATGCCGCGCTCTCGGGGCAGCCAACGCAGGAAATGCCCCTTGGGGGCAGGCATCAGGCACGCCAGAAGATCTAGCTGCAGGTCCTCCAGAGCCTCCGCATAGTGGTCATACCCGCCGCGCACCGCGCCTACCACGTCGAAGCCGCGATGAAAGCGAACGCCAGCGTCGAGATGCTCCGGCGGCTGCTCCTTGCCCGGCTGAACGACGATCAGCGGAAAGCCCTCATGCCGCTCCTTGACCAGCTCGTTAAACCACCCAGAGAGCACGCGAGTGCCCGCGTCCGTCCGGTATCCCTGGTTTGGCGTGATGGTTTGCAAGCGCGCCAGCAAGGCCAAGCGGCCGATCGTGAGCACGTTCGGCTTCATGCTTCCTCCTCGATCGTTGCTGCCGTCAGCAACCAACCGTCGTTCGCAATGAGCTTTTCGACGAGATAGCGCGACGACCCGATAACGAAGAGGTCGCCACGCGATGCCGTGGGAACATCCTTCGCCAGCCAACTGATCCCAACCTTGTCCGTGATGAAAACCCCATCAGGCCCGTCGTAACTGAGGTTTCGATCGACCTGCAGAGGTATCCCCTTGATCGGGGGGCGACCGATGCCGCGGAACTCGCCCACGGCATCAGATAACCGCTCTTGCCCACGCTCGTGGAGCCGTTGGATCAGCCGGCCAAAACGGCCCGGCGCGCTCATTGTTGGATCAGCATCGCCGACGCGAAGCCGTCAACGGTGGGCTCGGTGATCTTGCCGAACGCCACCGAGTCGGCAGTGGCAGCAGCTACCAGCTCCCCATCGAGCACGCTGCACTTGGCACCCTGGGTCAGGCCAGCGGCAGCAGGCAGGCTCCAGACGCCGCCAGTTTTTCCGGCGAACGGCTCGCCCGCGGCGGCATCTACCAGCGGCACCACCACCAGGTCTCCGATCACCGCAGGTACGCCGGACTGAACGCCGCCAGCGGGCGCAATGAGAGTCAGGACGTTGCCGTCCTCCACATAGTTCTTCGCCATGGTTGATTCTCCTAATGGCAGAAACAGAAAGCCCCGCTAGGTGCGGGGCTCGGGAGTTGGCGCCGATCAGGCACCGTTGGATTTCTGCAGCCCGCGGAAGTCCAGCGGCGCCACGCCAGCGTCGATGCGCACCTTGCTGGCCACGCCGTCGACAGTGAAGCCTTCCTGTTGCTCCAGGTACGGGGTATCGACGCCGTCCAGGTAGGCCACTTCGATGGTGTCAGAGCCTTTCTTGGCAGCCATGTACCAGGCGGTCGCCGAGGCATCGTCCAGGCGCGGCTCGCCGATCACCTGCGCGAATGCGCGAATCGGGTTAACGATGCCGCTATTGACGTCGGCGCCCGGCACGGACTCGGAGTTGATGATCTGGTTGGCCTTGTCCTCGAGTGCCACCGGAGTCAGAACGAAGCCCGGACGGATGTTCAGGGTGCGCCCCTTGCCCTTCTCTACCTGGGCTTTCTGGGTGGCCATCTGGGTCTTGGCCTTGCTCAGGCTGTCGATGGAAAGCGCCGAAGCCGCGCCAGTGAGCAGGTTGCTGTGGTCGGCATGGAACAGGACCTTGCCATCGCTCATCGCCGGGTTACCGGTCAGAACCGCATAGACCAGGTCGCCGATGGTGGCCTTGGCCGCCTGGCCCAGCTTGAACGGGATATCCGAGAGCATCTGCAGGTCGTCGTTGATGATCGCCTGACGGGTGATGCTGAACAGCTCTCCGTAGGTAGCCAGGATGATCTGCTCGCCGCGCTCGCCAAGGGTGACGTACTTGTACTCGGCGCCCTCACGCACCTGACGCAGCGAGGAAAACTCGCCCAGCCCGACGCGGCGCGCCGGCTTGAAGTCAGTGAGAATGCCGGGCTTGGTCCACAGCGGGAAGGTTTCTTCGGCCTCTTCCCAGCCCGCCAGCACCGACTTGTTGGCGACGTCCAGAAGGATCAGGCCGAAGTCGCTGGAAGTGTGGGTGAAGGCCAAGCCGACCATTTGCGGGGCGTTGAGCGAGGCCACGCCGATCCCGCGATCGACCAGCGAGGCACGGGCCAGTTCGCGGAGCGTCATGCCGTTGTAGGCGTTATCGGCCTGGCGCTCGCCGCGACCGATGCGGGCCAGCACGCTCGCGCGCACCGAGTCGCCCACCAGGTTGCCGTTGCCGGCATGGATGTGGGCGCCAGCGCCAGGGGTGGCGGCCGGCTTGGTATCGGCGCCAATGGCAGCCAGCAGCTTCTCGCGTGCCTGGTCGACGGTGATGGTCATGTCGTTCAGGCAGGTGGCGAGCAGTTCGGCGTGGCCGCTGGCAAACGCGCCGAAGGCAGCAGTGATTGCGCTGCGGCGACCAGATTCCTCGGCGAGGATCCGGGCGCGAATATCGGCCTCGGTTGGGGCGGCGGCCACGGGAGCCGCCGGCGCGGCCGGTGCCGGAGTCGGCGCGGGAGTGTTGGTCGGCGCGGCGGGGGTCTGGGCGCGCGGGGCCAGTAGAGTTTTCAGAGCTTCGGGCATGTGGGCGAACTCCTGCATGCGTTTGGAGGAAAGGTGAGCGGCCGCTTGCAGCGGCTCAGTGAGCTGGTCGGCGAAACCGGCAGCGACGGCCTCTCGGCCATTCATCCAGGTCTCCTCCTTGAGGAGCGCCTTGATGTCGTCGGAGGACTTCCCGGTCTTGTTGGCGTAGGCCATGACCAGGGTGTCCTCGACCTTGTCGAGCAGTTCGGCATAGCGGCGCATGTCGTCCGCATCGCCGCCCTGGATGCCCCAGGGCTTATGCACCATCATCATGGCGTTCTCGGGCATGTAGATGGTGTCGCCGGCCATGGCGATGACCGAGGCCATCGAGGCCGCCAAGCCATCGATGTACACGTCGACGCTGGCCGGGTGGTTGCGCAGCAGGTTATAGATCGCCGTCCCCTCGAAGACATCGCCGCCCGGGGAGTGGATGTGCAGGTTGATCTTGTTCAGGTCGCCCATTGCCTTGAGGTCTCGAGCGAACTGCAGCGCGGTGATGCCCCAGACGCCGATCTCGTCGTACAACAGCACCTCGGCGACGCCGCGACCGGCAGCCTTAATGCTGTACCAGGACTCATGCGGGGCGTTGGCCTCAGTCAACGCCGCCGCCATCGGCAGCATCAGGATTTTATGGATCAGGGTTTGATGGCTGCCCATCGGCGCCTCCATTGTTGCTCTCGTTGGGGAAATCCGGCCCAGGCACGGGTAGGCCGGCGCCGTATCTGTTGACGAGCCCGCGAGCCTCGTCGGCGGTAAGCATCTTCCCGACGCCCAGGTACACCTTCTGCACCGCCTCAACCGGGTCCATCCCGGACTTGACCAGTTGGTGGTAGGCATCCGAACTGAAGACCAGGCCGGCTGCCCGGTTCGCCTTGATCTCCGTCTCACGCGACTTCTTCAGCTCGCGCGGATCTCGACCACGAGCGCGGGCAACTTCCGCCTCATCGGCGAAGCCGGCCTTGACCAGCAACTCCCATGCGTTGGCCTCATGCATCGGGTTAATCCATGGCATGACCGGCCCCTGGTAGACCGCCGCGTAGAGAGTGCGGTGATCAACGTCGGCGGGCAGGCGCTCCTTCCGAGCCAACAGGTACATCTGCAGCCAGGACCGATAGACAGGCCGGCACCAGTAGTCGATGAACTCGTGCTGCAACAGGTCGTAGCCCAGCCAGCCCTCGACCAGTTCCTGGCGCTGTGCCGAGTAGGTGCCGTCGTAGGCCCTGGACACCGAGGAGTAGGTGCTGCGAGTGCCAGCGCCGATCATCCGCAGTTGGCCGTTGCGGAAACCTTCAAGGAAGGGGTTCGGCCGGTTGCTCTCGATCATCCCGACGTCTTCACCTGGCTCGAGGTCGTCGAAGACCATGCCGGGGGCGATGGGGATCGTTCGGTTCTTCCGGTCCTTCCCGGGCTCCACCGTGTAGCTGTCGGGGTTGCCCTTCTTGATATACATCGCCAGGGCAGCACTGATGCGCGCCGCCACCCGCTCGCTCTCCTCGTAGTCCTTCAAGTCGGCAAGGCGGATCAGCACTGCGTGCAACATCGGCACGCCTCGGTTCTGGCCGATCCGCTTGCGGTAGGCGATGTGGATGATCCGTTCCGCTTCGACGCGCTTCACCGCCAGGCTGCCGCCCAGCGTCTGCAGGTTGCCGGGGTGATCCTTGAGCAGGTGATAGGCCCTTTTCCGGCGCCAGGTGTCACGCTCGATACCCTGGACAATGCCTTTCGACAGGTTGTTGTAGCTGAAGGGCAAGTAGTCGGGCTCCAGCAGCTCCAGGGCAAAAGGCACCGACGTGGCGAACGTGTAGTTCGGGACTCGGCCCATCAACTTCTGCGCCAAGCCCTCGCCATCGCGCAACCAAGTGCGGCACATCAGCCGCTCTACCTGGGGCCGCGTCAGCTCACCAGAGGTCTCCGGCGAGAGTGACCACTCGGCCCACGCACTGCGGATTTCCATGGCCAACTCGGCATGCACCGAGCCATCCAGGCGCAGCGGCAGCGGTTCCACGCCGATGCCACTACCGCCCACCACCCTCTCCTCTAGGCGATCGAGCAAGCCGGTAACCAGATCGTGATCTTCGTCCAGTTTCCGGCACTGCTCTCGCATGGAGACCGCAGACTTCTGTAGCGAGGTGTCGGCGCCCAGCGGTTGACGCTTGGCCTTGTGGGTTCGCCCTGGCCTGGCAGCCTCATACGCCTGGATTGCCTCGCGGGCGGCCAGGCGCCGAGCCACCAGGTCGGGGGCCCAGGGTTTCAGTAGACGATCGATCAGGTTCATCAGCAGAACTCCGCCAGCGCCGGGCCTGGACGGCGACCGGCGGCGCGGTCCCGATCTGCCGCCGCGCGGCGCTCCCACTCCCGGCGTCCGGCGCGGATCTTCTCGATATCCTCCATGGTGTGGGTGCGTCCGTTGAAGATCACCGTCCGCCCTTCCAGCACGGCGGCCTCGGCCTCCAGGTATTTGTCGAGCATCTGCTGCGCTGTCAGAGCCATGGTCCGCTTCCAGTGTTGAGCCAGCCCTGAGAGGTGCTGGCATGGTTTTCGTTCGAGGGTTGCTGTTGGGCGACCTGCTCCGGCACGGGATCAACGCGCGCTCGCTCAAGTTGGTCGAGATCGAGGCCGAAGCGCTGCTGGCTGATGCGCAGCGCGGCAAGGGCGTACACGAAGCAATCCAGCGCCTCGTTTCGGCGCCCGCCGGAATCCCAGCGCAGGACGCGGACACCCTTCGCCATCACCGGCTTCTTCTTCTCGGCAGTGATCTGCTTCAGTTCGTCCTCGTCACAGATGTCGCTGTCGATCGGGAAGTGCACACAGCCAGGGGTCGGTTGCCACGGAATGGGTACATCAATACGCAGACGGCTGTAGATCAGCTCCTTCGCGTTGTCGGTGCCCAGTTCGGTCTTGTAGACCTTGCGCTTGCGTCGCTTCGGGAAGTTGGCGATTGGCTTGCCGTATGTACTGGCTCCGAAGGTCGGAACCACCCAGTGCACGCCATGCTTGACGCTCTCGGCCTCTACCTCATCGGCATAGTGGCCGCCGGCATCCCAGCACCAACGCTCGACATGCATTGGAACGCCGTCAGCCCGAGTGAACTGCCGGTGGATCTCCAAGCCGACCTTACGCCGTAATTCCTCACTGGCCGGATCGCCGGTCAGAATGAAACGGTGAACAAGCCATGCCTCCTCGCCAAGACCGAAAGCCCAAACGCGGCCCTCGTAGCGGTCATCCTGGGTGTCGATTCCACCCATCAGGACAAGCGCTTGCGGCGGCACCTTCGGGTAGTTCTCGCGGCGGGCATAGAGCGTCTGCCACTCCACGCGGTCGCCCTGCTCCTCTTCCCACACCTCGCCGCGCGTGGTGTTGATGAAGGTAATCAGCTTCTCGCGGTCGCCCTTGACCTTGAGCCACTCGTCAACCAACGACACCCAGGTCGTCCAGGTGCTGTAGATCGCCCAGCAGTAGAAGCTGACCGAGCGCGGCGTGCGGATCGGCTCGTTGTCTGGGCCGAACCAGTCGATGCTGTCGCGCGTCCAGATGCCGGTCTCGTCGCAGATCCAGCGGCCTTTAGCCTGGGCCACCACCATGTCGCGGTGTTCAAAACAGGCTGCACAGTGCTCGCAGACGTACCAGGCGCGCTCGGCCTCACCCAGCTCGTTCTTTTCCCACTTCAGGCCGAACTCACAATCCTTTCCGCCAAACTTCAGGTGCTGCTCCCGCTGACAGTGAGGGCAAGCAATATGCAGGCGCAGCCGGTGCGGAGACTCTTCCGCCGCCTTAGTGATCTGGCAACTGCCAGCGACCCCAGGCGTAGACCCCCGGATAGACTTCGGGTAGACCGCACCGTCCAGGCGCTTGTCACCTAGGAATGTCGGCGAACCTTCGCCCTCGACGTCGGCGTCGAACTTCGACAGTTCGTCGTAGATCACCTCGTCGGGCGACTTCTCCCGGTAGTTCCGGGAGGCCTTGCCACCGCGGATCCAGAGGTTGCGGCGGTTCGCGAACACCTTGTTGTCCAAGGTGTTGTCGCTGTGCTTCCGACCGAACCAGGGCGCCAGTTCCAGCATGACCGGCACGTCGCGGATCAGGCCATTGACGTGGCTCTTGCTGATGTCCTCGGCGTCCGGGTCGGTCGGACTCCACATCATCACGTTGCGGCGCTTGTGCTGGATCTTGTAGCCGATGTTGGCCAGCAACAGCTTCGTATAACCGATCCGGGCCGACTTCACGAAGTTGACCACTCGAATCAGGTCGTTGCCCATCGCGTTCAGGATCGCGATCTGGAAGGGTGCAGTCTTCCAGCGGCCCTCGTTGTAAGAGGACTCGGCCGACATGTAGAAATGCTTGTCGGCCCACTCCACCGCCGTCATCGGCGGCTCTTTGAACATTCCCTGCAAACCCAGCTTGACCGCAGTGCGCAGATCACTGATCCAGGGTTGCAAGGTACTCATCAAGGATTCCCGGGATGTCGTCGCTGAACTCAGCGGAAAGGTTTCGCGCCAAGGCGATCTCCCGCTCGAAGGACTCCATCACCAAGGGATCAGCATCCGGGTGGCGGCGACTGACCGTTTTGCAGACGGTCTCCAGCGCCGAGCCAATCTTGGCGGCGATCTTCGCCAAGGCGAAAGTGGCGAACGGGACCGGGACCAGGAGCTTGTCCTGGATCTGGTTCTTCTGCTCTTGGGCGTAGGCCTGGGCCTTGGTGAGCCGGAGTCGCTCCTGTGTCAGCTTGGCTTCAGCGTAGGGATCGAGACCTTCCGGTAGCTCCCCCTCAGGTTGTTGTTTCCGAGCGGCGTGCTGGATGCGGTTTTCGACCACATCCGCCACCGTGTAGAAGGCCTCTCGACCTATTCGCTCGATTGGTTGAACGCCCCATTTATCAAAGGCTTGCGGAGAAATCCCGAGGCTCGCGGCCATCTCGGACTTGTTCAACCATCCGCGCTGTTTGGTTGTTTCGTTTTTGCTCATGACTAAACAACAACCAACCTCCGAAAAATGGTCATACATATTTGGCGCGCGGGGCTCGAATTACCCTCTGACGGGGGCACCCCCGGGAGGACCCGCGACGCACCACTTTGGTGCACCCGTCAGCGCCTCGCGGCGAACCGAGCAGCCACGCCGCGCATCGCCACCTCGAACTCACGCGGCAGGTTCTCGTCGGCATACTGCTGCGCGATCTCGAAGAAGCTCAGCCGGCGGCGATACGAAGGGCGTGACACGAAGGCCATGATGATCGAGACGGCATCCCGGCCTCGGCCTGTGCGCTCAGCAATGCCAATGGGCTGGCCCTTGCGGGTCATGACGAAGTAGCGGCGAGCATTACCCTTCGCCCTGCTCCGTCTGCTATCGGTCGCGTTTGCGTTGTACCCAGCCTGAGTGAATCCGCGGATGCCGCTCAATGCCCTGGTGACCTGGCCGCGCCTGATGTTCCCGTAGCGATCCAGGTCCGCGCCGGCGCCGGGCACCACGTACTTGCCTTCGGGCAGTATCCCCTTGGCCCTAAGCTGAAGCTCGGCCGGCTTATTCCGACGCGGGCCACCGTAGACCTCGGGGGCAATCCACACCGATGCAGGCTGCGCACCGTCCGCTTCGTCCTTGAACCAAACACGCGCTTCCAGCCGGTCTTTCCTGGCCGGCACCATGCGGAGGCTGTTCAGGGTGTACGGGGTCGGGCGGTCGAATACGACACGCATCTCATCGCGCAAGCGATCCATCAGCCCTTGCGCGGTCCGCGTAAGGGCCGTGGCTGTCGCGTAAGGAATCTGCCGCTGCTCAAGCTCAGTCAGGTCGGCGAGCTGCTGCTGGAACCCTTCCGGCTTGATGCTGATCATCTTCTGCAATACCTCGGAAGGCCTGCGATGTGCTTACGCAGCGCCTCAATCATCAGTTCGCGTCGCTCGACTCCGGCTCGGAGATCAGAAACAACTTGTCCATCAGCGGCAGCAAGGACGGCTCTTCCTGCATCAGCGCTGCCGGAGGCTCCGGGAGCCGGGTGCACTCCGTCTGCGGGACAGCGGGCTTTGACGTACACGACGCGAGCACCAGTGCCGATAGCAGCACGCCGCAATTGGTTTTCTTCATGGGAAGCCTGTAGTGCTGCTTGATATGTGCGGGCCAGGGCATCGGTCTGGACCTGCGCCTGGGCGTCGCGCTGGGCCTGCTGGGCCATGGCGGTGATCGTCTCGGCGGATTGCTCTACGGCGGCCTGCAAGTCATCACGCTGAGCGGTCACATGATCGAGGCGCCAGAACACCAGCGCAGCTACCAGGGCGACCACCAACCACGGGGACCACCTCATCACGCACCCACCAGCGCTGCGCGCGCCCATTCGAGGCGCGCCACTCGATCCTCAGCACCGTTGTGGCCGCCGTTGATCTTCAGAGTGATCCGCTCGAATCGGCCTTGGTCAGCTAGGTCGTTTAAACCCCGCGACTTCCACCACCATGCCGCGGCGATGGCTGCCCAGGTCCGTTGCTCCAGCAGTTCCGGTTGCGCTACCAGTGGCAGCGCCAGGGCGCGTGCAGCTTCGGCGTAGTTGTCGTGTCCGGTGATCATGATCAGGCCGCGGCCACGGTATCGATACCCATCGCCCGAGTCTGGCGACCCGTTGCCCATCCGGTTTGCGTAGACGCGGTTCGCGATGCGCTCAGGCTGGCGTGCGTACTGCTTCGCCTCTGCCGGCGTGAACCGCTTCGGCCAGGTCTTGAGCAGCCCCTCTGCGGAGTAGTTCAGGTTCTCGACCAATCGGCGCAGACTCTGGCTTTCGTGCCCGACCTGAGCCAGGAACATCGCCACACGCTCGGGCGTGCTGATCTCGAACCGAGCCAGGGCGCCATTGATGTGTTCGACCCAGGTCGAGGCAGTAGCAGCACCGCAGCCGGTAGCGCGGTCGAGTTGATCGGCGGTGATCTTCATTCGCCAGCCCCCCGGCGCGGAAACTTCCAGTCGGCGATCCGATCAGCGAACTCGGCGATCTTCTTCACACCCAGGAAACCGGTGAACACCCCTGCAGCAGTAGCCATGTTCTGCGGAAGGCCAAACCACTCAAGGACAGGAATCAGGCCCAAGGTGATCAGGGTGCAGAGCGTTGCCTCGAGCAGCGCCTGGCGCCGCGTTCCTCCGCCGTAGATCACCCGGGTCAGCGCGACCACAAAGGACAGGCCGGCGGCGTACAACTGCGGATAGTGCGCAGACAGCCACGCAAGCAGCGCAGCCCAAGTTTCAGGGCGTTCTGGCATTTTCATAGTCTCTGCCCCTCGCAGGGGTTCTAAAACGACGAAGCCCGCTCAGTGGCGGGCTTTCGTTCGTCGGGGTAGATTCCGGATGGATCAGGCGTGAAACAGCTGCAGCTGCCCTTCGCGCTCGACCTCAATGATCTTCTGTTCGATGACGGGTGCCTTGATCTGCCATCGACGCAGGGTCTTGCCGGCCAGGCTGGCAATCCCTCTCTCTTGTCGGTACTCCGCCATCAGCTCGTTGCGCATGGTGTTGAAGTCCATTGAGCGTTTGAACAACTGCTCGGCCATCCAGTTGAAGGCATGGATGAAAGCTTCTTTCCAGGCAGCTGCGGCTTTACCCCTAAAGCCCATCACAAGGAACATGAAGCCGTCCTTGGTCATGTCGAAGCTTCGACTCTTGATCGGTTCTCCGCCGCTCGGATTTTCCCGCCACATGACCGTCTCCTCAAAATTGAGGAGACGGAAACCAGCCGAGCAATCCAAGTTGTCGATAGCCCGAAGGACGTTGTCGTGCCGCTTTCCGAAGCGTTCGGCCACCTTCAGCGATGTCGTTACGACCTGGCCGTCATTGACCATTACCAGGTCACGCAGGCTGGCCTCATCAAGATCAATTTCACTCATCTGATCCACTCCACTCACCTGGAAAAAGGAGCGCAGCGGGGCGGACGGATGAGCGGACATCCGCCTTTCGGCTGTACGGGCCTAGCTGCGTGTTGGGTTGCCTTGCGGCGGAAATGAAAAAGCCCAGCACGAAGGCTGGGCTCTGAAATAGGTGCGGGTGGATAGGGGCCACTACCCCGTGCGCATCCTGCGCTCCACCTGCATTGATTGGTTATCGTCCTCGGACAGACTCCAGCATCGACCTCATCTCTTCGATGATCTCTAGGTGCACCGCGTCGGCCACTGCCTCAGCCTCCTGCTCGGAGAACAAGAAATCGCTCCGTAGCGTCAGGCCATGCATAACCACGAAACAGGCCTCATGGCCGGCATCGCGTATGGACCAGGGCAGCGCGTCACCCTCAAGCTTCACGACCTTGATATCAGGATTTCTCATCGAGCCACCTCTCAACGTCAAGGCGGTCATTATCGCAAGGGTGAAGGCCTTGTGGGTCGGTAACCCGTCACTTTGCTTACAGCCCGATGTGGCAGGTGAGACTGCCGTCTACCGAGTTTCGACCTTCGAATGAAAAAGCCCGGCGGGAGGGGCCGGCCGGGCTTCCCGCCTCTGTCGAGGAATAGCCCAGGTGGAAACCACGGAATCGGCGGGGGCCTGATGATGCCGCGCCAGACCTGACAACGCAATAAAAAACCCGGCGCCAGGGCCGGGTTTCGAGTGCGTCACGCTGCGTTCACAGCAATTCACGCTGGTATGAAAACACCCTTCATTCCGCGCGTAAAACTATTTCTTCAAGCGCTCTCGCGGAACCGCTCCAGGGCGCTATCGATCCAGCCCACCGCCAGCTTCAACGTCTCCCTGACCTTGGCCTCGCCGATCTGATGTTCACGCGCGATGCGCAGGGCCGGCCACTTCGCGCCGTAGTAGAGCCACACGAAGTCGCCGGCCTGCGGCGCCCTGTCGATGAGTCGAGCAATGACCCGGTCGACGGCCAAGGCCATATCGTCAGTGACATGGTAGGCCTTGGGGCTCGACATTGGCATGGCTTGGCTCATGATAGCGGCGGCCGGCGACACATATCCGGGAACCCCCATTCCATCCATTCGCCACCACCCCCACTGCTCGAGGAGGTACTCGGTATCGCCCAGCAGCTTGTCCACGTAGGTTCGAGTTCTGCTCATGCCGCCCCCGGACCGTTCAGGCCAAACAGATCGCGCAGCAGCGTTTCCACCGCCGCGCCCTTCGCATTGCCGTCCAGCAACCAGAGCCGGCCATAGTCGTGAAAGCCCAGAGTGCCGCGGTCGCCGTGCCAGTTGGCGATCATGACCAGCAGCGCAGCCAAGGCAGCAGCACCGCCCACCTTGACCTGCGCCAGCTCCTGGCCGGCCACCTTGAGAAACTCCCGCTCCAGCCTGGTCATGACCTTGCGGGGTGCCATCGGTTGTACGTTGCTCATGCTGCTTGCTCCCGCGCGCCCTCGTAGTGGACCCAGTTCCGGGCCTTGTGAGTGCTCGCACTGAAATACTGGTTGGATGCCTTGTCGAACCACAGGTCCAAGATGCCTTCATCTCCGGTGAGGCGCTGCTTGCTGATGATCAGGCGCACATCGCTCTGGTCCTTGTAGTCGTCTCCCTTGGCCATCTCTTTGCGCTTGTTCCGCCAGACTGTGCACACGTTGTCGGCTAGGTCGGTGAGGATGGCGCCACCGCGAACGTCGAGCTTGCCCGGGGGCTTACCCTCGTCGTCAGCCTTCCGCGGGTGGGCGACCAGATGGACGTGGACGTTCATCTCGTGAGCGAACCCCACCAACGCCTCCATGGCCTGCTTCTGGCCGTTGTAGTCATCCTCGGCCATGCCGAGCTTCGCCAGGCTGTCGACGATGAAGTGGTTCACCCCGTACCGGCGCGCGGCATACCGAAAGTCCTCGAGCATTTCGCCCGTCTTCGCGGTGCCCAACTGGTCGTAGATCCATAGCTTGCCGTCGAGCCAGTCGAGAATCGCGTCGATGTAGCCCCTCGAAGGACAAGACATCCCGGAGGCCTGCCGGACCATCCGCTGAAGCGTTCGCCGCGCCGGCATCTCCATCGAGGCGATGCAGAACCGGTCTTGGCTGCCCTTGCGGTTCATGCCGTGGAAGGCCAGGTAGTTCAGCAACTGCGACTTCCCGTGTCCGCTCCAGCCGGTCCAGATCGTGACCTCCGAGGGCCGGAAGCGGATCTTGTTGGCGTAGGCGCTCCAGGGCAGCTCCATGCCGATAGTTTCCGGGTTCTGGTCGTAGAACTCAGCCTTGACCTCCTCCGAGTAGGAGCTCACCGACTTCAGGCGCTCCGGGTCGAAGTTCTTCGCCTTGGCGTAGCACTCCGCAATGTCGTCGGCGCTGTAGTACAGGGCATCCAGGGCTTCGTTGAAGTCCTTGCAACCCAGTTTCACCAGGCGACACCGATCACGCCCAAGGCGCCGAACGATCTCCTCGGTCGCCTGGTGGCCAGGTTCGTCGTCGTCAAGGCACAGGTAGATCACGTCGAAGCGCTGCAGGTTGTCGAACTCGTACTCGATCCAGCGTTGCTTGCCGTCCTTGCCGCCACCGAAGGGCACCGACAGCGCCGGGCACCCGTACTGCCAGGCAGTCATCGCGTCGATCTCGCCCTCGGTGATCGTCACCTCCCGGATACCGTCCGGGATGGCCTGCCAGCCGAACAGGCAAGGCTCGGTATCCGACGACGTGGAGATTTTCTTCTTGCCGCCAGGGCGCTCCACGCCGAGTTTCTTCCAGTGGATCAGCGAACCGTTGCGCAGGTACGGAAACACAATGTTCTGACCATCCTCGGCGATCTTGAACGCCTTGATGGTCTCTTCGGTCAGGCCGCGCCCCTTCAGGTAGGCCATTACCGGCGAGTCTGCCTTCGGCGTCGAGCACCTGGGCTTGTCCGGTCGCTGGTATGACTTCCGGCTCTCGACCGGCCGGATGAGCTTGGGCTCCTGCACGCCGAGGTAGCCCCTCGCTTCGCTCAGCGCCGTCGCCATGTCGCAGTTCCGCGCCAGCCGCCAGAGGTCCAGCAGGTCGCCAGACTCGCCAGTGGCGAAGTCGCACCACACGCCAGCCTTCTCGCCGACGAGGTGTACGCCCAGGCTCTTGCCCTTCTCGCCCGAGGCGTCGCCAGCACGCCACTCGGCGCCCTCCCGCTTGCCGCCAGGCAGCAGGTGCCGTGCAACATCGGCAGCGCGATCAGCGAGGCGCTTGGAAATATCCGACGGGGTCAGCATGCGCCCTCCCCGTCCGGCAAACGCTCAAGGGTGCTGAAGTCGTGGGTCCGAGTGGACAGCACCGTGTCCGTCATCTGCGGATGCCAGAACTCGTGATCCTCGAGCTGGTAGCCCCGTGGCGGGGTGAACGGGTAGCGCTTGCCGCCAGAGCCGGAAGGCCCCCTGGGAGCGCCATGCTCACCGACGTACTCCCGCCAGTGATCGTTCGGGCCAATGAACGTCTCCGGCAGCTTGACGAACTCCGTCCCGACGTTGCCCTTGCCGGCCATCTCGGCGTGATAGTTCTTCGCCGCCTGGATCAGGTCTTCGACCGTGGCGCCAGCACGCAGCCGAGCCTTCCACGCCTTCCACGCCGGTTTCTTCGCGCCGGACCGGTGCCGGCGAGGGTACTCCGACCAGAAACGGTTGAAGTCCTCGCTGTACTCGGATCGTTCCTCGGCGGGTGGTTTCTCCCCACTGGCAAGGTCGTCGCTCGCTGTCGTCGATTCGTCAGAGTCGACAAGAGTCTCTTGATCTTCTTCAGGATTCAGGTAATCAGGATTCAGAGAATCAGGAATCAGGGCGTTATGGGTTGGTGCATCCACAGTGTCCGACTGCGGCTGCTCTGGTGTTTTAACTGTTAAAACACTGTTATTGGCGCCCACACAGGCGCCGGTATCCGCATGCACCAACCGTTGCTTACCGGGAACAACCTTCCCCCGGGCACGCTCATTCACGGTTAGATAACCATTGCAGTCAGGTAGTTCGCTGTCCTTCTCGGTGCTATGCGGAGACTGGTGACGAGTGAAGTTCGGTAGCGAGATCACCGAGAAACCAGCAACCTCGTACCGCTCGATGAATCCCTTGTCCAAGAGATTGGCCAGGCCGATCTCCACGTCATAGTTATCCCCGGGGAACAGTTCGATCTTGATCCGACGCGGCCGGTATTCCAGCCGCCCCTCCCTATCAGCCAGACACCACAGACCGATGAACAGCAGGCGGTCGAATGGATTCAGGTCGGCCAGATCCTCGTTCTTGAAGAACGAGGGCTTGATGTTGCGGGCGCGAGCCATTACTTCTCCTCCGAACTGCTGAGCAACTTCTCCATGAGCCGCTCAGCCAATACTTCATCGATATCTTCCGGGCGCCAGCCGCACAGCCGCTTCACCAACACCATCAGGGCGAAGCGCGCCTTGATGATCTCGAACTGGATATCGGCGATGTTTAGGGCAACCTCGGCTACTACAGGGGGATCGAACTGGCCCAGCAGCTCGAAGGCAGTGTCGATTGAGCACCAGATCTTGTAGGCAACCTGGTCGCTGCCGAACTGCTCGAAGGACTGCTCGTTGAGCATCACGGGATCGGACTGGTGGGCGACCTTGCTCATGCCAAGCCCTCCCTCTCCAGGCGCTGCACCAGCGTCCGCAGCCTGCGCTTGAGGCGGGTGGTCAGATCGCGCTGAGCCTTCCAGCGCCGGTACGCCGGGCCGGTGAACTCCAGCACCGGGGCGAACTTCTCGTCGTACGGGTCAATGCGCCGGCGGTCGTCACCATACGGGCGGCCATATGCTGCGAAATAGGTGGTGTACAGCGTATTCAGCTCGCGGCGCAGCGCATTCCGCTTGGTCTCCGCCAGTTGATACTCAACCGCCGCCTCGGCGATCTGGATGAGTTGCTGCTGCTCGTCGGGCAACTTGATCATGCTTTTGCTCCAGAGGCGCCGAACAAGGTCGCCAGATCGATTTGATAAACGGCTGCCCAAGCTCCCGCAGGCCACGCCTTAACTTCGCCAAAACGGCGGTCGGGGACGATCTCGGGCTGAACGCCATTGGCCTTGCACCACTTGCGCAGGTGGACATAGGCGTTGAACGGGTACTTGGTGCCGGTGGCGTTCTCGACGGCGGTGACCGTGGCGTAGCGGGTGCCGTGTCCCAACTCGTCGTTCAGGCGCTTGACCTGGCGGATGGCGACGGATGCAGCGGCCATGGCCTGCGCTTCGCGGCGGCTGCCGATTTGCGCCTTGGTCTTGACGGCATGGTCACGTTCGGCAGCGAGTTGCTTGTTCTCGCCGATCAGCGCCAACTGACGTTCGACTGCCCCTTGGAGCGCCAGCAAGGCGCCCTCATGGCTCGAAACGTCCGGAAGGGCTTTCAACCTCTCCTCGAGCGCCGTCATGTGATCGAAGACGGCAGCCTGTAGGTCGTAGCTGTACGACATAGCCATCAGGCACGCTTCGCGCTTGGGGAAGCGATAGCCGCGGCGAGGCCGGCCATAGCTGTCGGGGAGATCGGCGGAATTTTCCGCCGATCTTTCCCCAAGCACTACCGGCACCTTCTCCAGGAAGTCCTTGTGCTCCAGCTTGGCGAACCCCTTGGACGGGAACGGTTGCCCGGCCTGCTCGGCCTGCTGCTTGCGATGGGCGTTGATGAAATCGACCAACTCCACACTGGTCATGGTGGCGACCTGGCCGCCGATGGTAGTCAGGTTCATCGTTCTACTCCCGCCATCTGCACCAGTGCGTTTTCCGTTTCGCCGGTAAGGTCAGCGAGGCGTCGGAACACGTCGCGGTGTGTGTACCAGGCGCAAGCCGGACTGACCTTCGCCGCCGACAACGCCATCAGCGCGCCGATCGTGCGCTGTGCCTGCATTAATCGCTTGGCGTGATCTTGCTCGCGCTCTACCCGACCAAGAAAATCGTCCAGAACCTGCTGCGGGCCGTGGTAGTGCAAGCCGTAGCTAAACGTCCCGCACAGCCTTGACGGAGTGTCCGGAACCAGCCCTCTCCTCGAGCGCAAAGACTTCTTGATATCGAGCTCAGTCATGGCAGCCCCCTTGCGTCAGGCTGAATGCACGACATACCTCCCCGTTATTAGCTGCGTGCCAGCGCGTAAACTCGTCTAGATGACTGACCACGCAGGACCTCACCACGGCATCGGCGCTATGCATTAGCCGCCGCCCGTGCTCCGCCTCCTCCAGGCTCAAGAACGGCCCCAACAGCGCGCGCCCCGCCTTCGGGTGGGTGACGTAGAACAGCTCGGTCTCGAAGCTCATGCCGACACCTCCCCTTGCTTCCGCTCCTTCTGCCGATTGATGCGATCCGTGCAGACCTGCTCGAGCTCAACCAACATGAAGATGGCCCCCCCGATCTCCTCCAGAAACCAGCCGAGACGCTCTGAGGTTTCCTGGCCGACTTCGCCTTCAGTGCCAACGTTCGCCAGCAGATTCCCGACCGCGGCGACACCAAGCGCCATGTTCTGAGCCGCTTGCCGAGCCGACCCCAGGTCTGACTTGATGGAAAGAATCTGTTTATCGGTCAGGTCTTCGCCCGGGACCCGGGAGCACAGACTGCTGAGCAGCGTCGAGAGGTTCATTGGCGGCGCTCCTTTGCATTGAGCGCAGCGGCGATTTCCGCCTCCTCCGCGGGCAGAGGGATGGCGGCATCCACCAAAGCCTTTGCCGCATCACTCAGGTACGCCAGCGCGTGGTAGCCATTGCCATCCATGGGGCTACCCTCGATGAGGGAGATGAGGATGTCGCTGAGCCCGGCCAGAATGACGCTGGCCTCGTCCAATGCTTCCCGCTTGGAAAGTCCTGGGTTGACCTTGAAGAAGCTGTTCTCCGGGTCGATAGGGCGAGCTCTCAGAAGCGCGTTCATGCCGCACCTCCCGCTGCATCCAAGCCCCGCACGCAGCTACTGTGCATCGCCGCCACCACCTCGGTGAGCAGCGCGATAGCTTCCGCCTCTGAGTCGTTCATAGGGTGATCGACGTCCCTGGCCATGCGCCTGAGCAAAACGCAGAGAGCGTTGAGCGACTCCTCGTATCGCTGCATCACCTCTACGATGGGAACCCCCTCGCAGACCTGGAGCGCACAGAGCCCGCTGGGAGTCAGGAGAAAGCCGACCTCCTCGGTGGTCACGGGCTGTTGCGCCTGGCTTGACGTTTTGATATTTTTGAGTTGCATGTTTATGTCTCCCTTGAGACAAAGAAGTACCTAGGCAGTCGCTGCAACGACTACCGACTAAGGGCCTCGCGAAAGCGGGGCTTTTTGCTGTCTGGAGACAGGGAATCCCTATCCTCCACACATTCTGAAAAGCGCAGCCCAGGTCAGGGCGGCTTTGAGGAAGGGGCGCGAGCGCGCGTATCAGACTTTTCCAAAGTGCAAGCTCCTGATTTCATTGACGAGGCGATGCAGGTCGCCTGCACCCTTTTAGAAATATCCCAAGTGGCTTGGTAAACGAAGGCCCTCAAGAGGCCCTTCCGATGAACACCATGGTCCCGACGTCTTGTCGGGCCGCTCACATCGGCCAGGTCCCCAGATTTCGCCCGTGAAACTGCACTCACGGGAAGGGGCCAAACGGGCTTTTGACGGGAAATCACGGAGCCACCTCGGCACTGGATGCCTGCACAGCGGTATCAGCGCACTGCCCCAAGCGGGAATCGGACGGCAGAATGGGCTCAAGGTCGGCGGAGCTTGTGGACTGCTGGGTTGGGGCCGCATCGATTGAGGCGCGCAAGATTTTTTCGGCGAAGCCGACTAGGTCAGGCCGCAGACCAGCAATAGTGATTTGGCCGCCAGATGCGTCTTGAAGCCGTTCAGCGAGGGATGGGGAGGCTTTGCGGTGACCTCCGGCTAGTTGCCAAAGGTGCGCCACAGAGGTTTTAGCCTCTCTCGCTACGCGCTCGCGCTCTTCTGCAGACGTGGCAGCAAGCCATCCGCGCAGATGATCAGACATGAGTGGTTCTCCTCATTACGTCAGGAGAATTTAGCTCATGGCTAATATTTGCTCAAGAGGATATTTAGCTATGAGTACATTTAGCCGTTTGCTAAATGATGGCATCGTGCATGCCATGGATATCTATCAGATCAGAAAGCAAAATCTCATCCAGCTCATTGGCGGTCAGCGCAAGAGTGCCTGTGCGGAACGCTGGGAGATGAGTCCGGCCCACCTCAGCCAAATTCTTTCAGATAAGACGAGGAAAAACCTAGGTGACGACGTTGCGCGCCGCATTGAAGAGCTAGAGGGCTTGCCGCGCGGATGGCTCGACCTAGCACAAAAGCGCGCTCAGCAACTACTTCTCATAGACTCAACCAAGGAAGCGGAGTATGCCGGCCCTATCTCCGTTTGGGACAATGAGACTCCTCTGGACGAGGATGAGGTGGAACTGCCGTACTACGACCAGGTGGAGCTGGCCGCGGGCGACGGCCGGATAGCTGTACAGGAAATACCTGGGCGCAAGCTCCGATTCTCGCTCCCCGCGCTCCGCGAGGCCGGCGTCAATCCGAAAAAGGCGATCTGCGCAAAGATCAGGGGCAACAGCATGGAGCCACTGATCATGGACCGCTCGACCATCGGCATCGATCAATCAGCCACGGACGTTATCGACGGTGAGATTTACGCCCTGGAGCACGAAGGCATGCTGCGGGTGAAGTACCTGTATCGGTTGCCGGGCGGCGGCCTGCGCCTGCGCAGCTTCAACCGAGCCGAGCATGACGACGAGGAGTACTCGCCGAAGGAGATGCAGTCCCAAGGCATTAACATCATCGGCTGGGTGTTTTGGTGGTCGACACTGCGGACGCGTGGAGCCTTCAAGCGGTAACCGGGTCATCTGGCGGAGCGGTTTATGCATTGACTATCTCTTTCGGCCTGCTGTAGGAAAATGCCCATAGATTGGGACACCAGGCGAATGCCATAATCAAACGATGAAAAAGCCCAACACCTACACGCTCAGAATCAAAGGCTCGCACCCGCGCAAGCTCCCGCTTGATCGGCTGGCCTTGTATTTGGCTGAGCTTGCGAAGCTGCTGGGCGAGCGCGAGCACATCCACTTCGACAAACTGTCCGTAGGGAGCGCTGCCGTAAAGGTATGGGCTGACCCCGAAGCAGCACCAGCGGTTTCCCAAAGAGTCGCCCTGGCTACTAGGCATTTGGACGAGGCTGACGAAGAGGCGATTCGTGCTCTTCACCGTATCAACGAACTTCTCTCCCAAGATGGCAAGAAGGGTGAGTTGAAGAGCCCTGAAGGGGCTGTGATTTACCCATTCCCTGGGCGAGCCAAGGCAGAGCCAGTCAAAGAAATAGTGATTGACCAAGCTAGTACGGTATCGGGCCAGGTAATCAAGATTGGCGGCCGCGATGAAACCATCCCGCTTTTGCTGAAGGATGCTGACGGCATGGAGTATCGGTGCACGATCCGTGGTGCGCAGCTTGCGAAAGAGATCGCCGCCCATTACCTGGGCGATCCGATAGAGGTGTCGGGAAAGGGAAAATGGCGGCGTACAGCCGATGGACGGTGGACTCTCGAGAATCTCACTGTCACGTCATGGAATGTGCTTTCAACTGACTGGGATGCCGCCTACGCGCTGATGGGCAAACTGGCCAGCCCATGGCGCGATGTGCCCGATATCGAAGAGCGTTGCTCAGAAATTCGTAAGGGGCACTAATTGGTCATTTGGGACACCAACATCCTCGCACTCTACTTTAGCGGCCGCCTTTCTTCTGATGACCAGATCCGCATGAATGGTCTCGTCTCCGAGCTTTCACGCAAGAAAGAAACCATCGGCATTCCCGCTCAGGTCTGGGCTGAGTTCCTTGAAGCGGCAAGCCAGGAGGAGGCGGAAGAGAGCGTGAAGCTATTCAAGTCAAACGCCTTCTCCCTACTCGCCTACGATATGCGTTGCGCCATTGAAACCGCAGAGGTGGCCAGACAAGGTCAGACAGTCCGCAAAAGCACCAAGGGACCGAAGCGCGATCGTCAGGCTGTAAAAGTTGATTGGCAGATCATTGCTATTGCCAAGGTCAACCAGGCACGACTACTGCTCAGCAACGACGGACCAATGGCAGCAGAGGCAATTCGTCAGGGCCTCAATTGCATGAAGATATCTGAGCTACCTATCCCTGATAATGGCCGGCAACACTCGATTCGATTTGAAGAGGATATCCCTGACTGATCGGGAATTTTCCTTCCGACACCTGCAAGGCAGGAGTGCCCCGCACCGCGGGGCTGCCACCTTTGATAGATTCCCTCCCCCGGCTAGGGAAGACAGCCGTCCGGCACGGGCCGCACCTCGACCCCAGCGCGGCCTTTTCACATCAGCCGCGCATTTGATACATTGAGGCGTCCTTGAAGGCACAACACCGAAAGGACCAGGCCGCGCCGGAACCTTCCCCGGCGCGGCCTTTTCGTTCCTGCCCTTCCCTCCTGACTCAGCGCTGAGCAGACGACCGCCCTGCCCCTGCGGTGAGCTCGATACATCGCCGCCTTTCCTCGACTGATGCGTAAACCCAAGCCCGCCTGGAGCGGGCTTTTTATCGAATAGCGAAAATAATTTAGCTATAAGCTATTGACCGAATGATTAGCCCGAAGCTAAATTAAGCCAAGGCTAAATATTGGATACTGCTCATGACCACCGTTACCATCAGCACCGAAACCTGGCAAGGCCGTCTCGGCATGGGTCTCGCTCCGCGCGAACTGGAGGCCACCCTGCATGCGGCGAGCGACCTGACCGCAAAGGAGATCGCCAAGCTGATGGGCATCGCGCCAGGGACCGTATCCAAGCGATTGGATGATGCGCGGTTCAAGCTCGGCGCCAAGACCATCCGCGGCCTGGTGCTGGAGGCATACAAGCGCCAGATCATCAGCCCCCTGTGCGTTGGAATCCTCGCCATCCTGGCGGCAGCACAACCCTTCCTCGATGAAGACCCGGCCATGCGGGCGCGCCGTGGCGGCGAAAGGAAGATCGAAACTCGCCTGACTGCTCGCCGCGATGGCGTGGCCTGGGTGGCGTGATCATGGCCTGGGACAGAAACGACCCGCTCAACATCCTGGCGCTACAGCTCGACGGTGAACTGCGCGCCGCAGCCGACTTCTGCCATGGCTACAACGGGCCGGCACAGCGCGCTTTCGCCCGGCACATCCAGGGCCTGGGCAAGACGCTCGACGAGCTTACCGTGGCAGACCTGAAGGCAGCGGCCGCATCTGCGGACGCAGAACTGAACGACCTGCAACAGAGAGGGCTGATCTGACGCGGCAGACCGAACGCGCCGAAGCAGCCCCGCAGTAATCCACCGATTTTCGCGAAAGCCAACAACCGCGGCAGGCCATCGGCTTGTCTGGAGGAAAGCATGGACAAGAAACCTCTCATCAAGCCCGGGAAGCTCTTCCTGATCTGTATCGCGCTGCTGGCCTATGCCGGACTGTCAGTCGCCCTGGTGGGCGGTATTGGGCCGGCCCTGGTCAGCAGTCGCGACGATGTTCTGGTCTTCGCGGGATTCGCCATCCCCGGCGTCTGGTTGATCGCCTCGGTCTGCCTCGGCATCCACCTCGCCAACACCCGCCGCGAAGAAGCGGCCACCACCAGCAAGGAGAAAGACCAATGAAGCGGATTCCCGCTGCTGCAATGCTGTGCCTGCTCGCCGTCCTGGCGGGCTGTTCGAAGGTGCCTGCCGGCAACGTCGGCGTGATCGTCAACCTCTACGGCTCCGAGAAGGGCGTAGAGACGCGCGAGGTCGGCACTGGGCGCTACTGGGTAGGCGTGAACGAGGAACTCTACCTGTTCCCCACCTTCACGCAGACCGAGACCTGGGGCGGCGAGGAAGCGATCAGCTTCCAAACCGTTGAGGGCATGAAGGTTGGCGGCGCCGTCGGCATTACCTACTCGGTATCCCCCGACAAGGTGACGACGCTGTTTCAGAAGTACCGGGCGGGAATCGACGAAATCACGAACAAGTTCCTGCGGAACATGGTGCGCGATGCCTTCAACGATGTTGCCTCGAAGCTTCCAGTCGAGAGTGTCTATGGCGCCGGCAAGGCGGACCTGCTGCTGGCCGTCGAGAAGCGCGTGCGCGACCAGGTGGCGCCCATCGGCATCAACATCGAGCGCATCTACTATGCATCCGACCTGGTCCTCCCGCCGCAGGTCACGCAGAGCCTCAACGCGAAGATCCAGGCCACCCAGATGGCCGAGCAACGCCGTAACGAGGTCGCCCAAGCCAAGGCAGAAGCCGACAAGGAACGCGCTCGGGCCCAAGGGGAGGCGGACGCGAAGCTGACCCTGGCCACCGCCGATGCGAAGGCGATCGAGATCCGCGCCCAGGCGCTGCGCTCGAACCCCGACGTCGTGACCCTCAATGCCGTCGAGAAGTGGGACGGAAAGCTGCCCACCTACATGGCCAGCGGCTCCCCGCTTCCCTTCATCGGCATCAGCAAGTAGCCCCTCGCCCAGGCGCCAGCGATGGCGCCACTGGAGATCCCATGAAACGAGCAACCGTTGTAACCGAACTGCCGACCAGCACCAGCCGGGACATGGACAAGTTCGTTGTCCGACTGCCGGACGGTCTGAGGGCCGAGGTGGAAGCCGAAGCCAAGCGAGACTCGCGCAGCATGAACTCCTTGATCGTCGTTGCCCTGCGCGAGTACCTGCATGGTCAGCGCCGGAAGCATGCGCTCCTCGACGCCTTGACCGCTGCCGCCGGAGGTCGCTGATCATGAAGCAAGCACTCATCGGCACCGCGATCAGCCTGCTGCTCAGCGCGTGTCTGTACTTCGGACATGGCTCCATCCACCAGTTCGCCTTCTATGTGTCAGCGGCCCTAAACGTCCTCTGTTGGCTGCTGATATTCGCCGGCGGCATCAAGGGGCAAGGAGCCGCGAACCTGCTCGCCCATCCTTGGCTCTCCATTCCTACCGGCGCTCTGCACGTGGCGGCCCTGGCCCTCACAGACCACCCTGCACTCGCGGCTTCGAGCCTGCTGGTGCAAATGGCTTGCTACGTCCTCTCCTACCAGGCGGTGCGCAGCGCCGAGCAAGGGGGTGACCTATGACCCATGCCCTGTTTAAACAGATCGACCTGACCGCCAAGCTCGGCCAGGACGGTAGCTCGCTCCAGGCCATGAACGCGCTGCGCGTCATCCGGGAAACGGTAGCGAAGCACCTAGCCGGCGCCGAGGGTGCAGGAGAGATTCCGCTCGAGCGAGCCCTCCTGGCGCTCCGCACCATCGCCGAGTTCCCCTGTCCCGAGCAGGACAACATGCCGGCGGCGAACATGCGACAGATCGCACTGGCGGCATTGAGTGGCGCTGGAGCGGGTTCGGAGCCGGGCAATCCTGGCGGTGAACCTGTTTCCGGACCGGGTAATGCCGGCGAGCGCACCTCACCCAGCACCACGCCGGGATCGGGTGACGGCTCCCTTGCCGAGAGCCTCAATACGTTGGAGCGGTGGCTTGATCGAGTGGCAATCGAGGACGGCTATGTCGGCGTGCCGGTGATCGAGGCCGTCGAGGTGGTGGTCAACGAACTGAGGCGCCAGCAACAACCAGTCGATCCGGCCTTCTGCCGCTGCAACCACTGGTTCGCCGGGGACAGCGTCGAAGCGGCCTTCATTCGCCAGCATGGCCAGTGCCAGGACTGCGTCGAGATGGACCAGATACTGGAGCGGGAAGTGCAGGCCGAGAACGCCAAGCGCTACCTGTGGCTGCGCAACACGGCTCTCTACGCATCGGACCTGGCCCGCGAGGTCAACCGCATGGACAAGAGCGTCGTCAACCTGTTCCCACGGGACAAGGACGGCAACCTCCTGGCAGAGGCTGATCTGGACGAGGCCATCGATGCTGCCATGGCGAAATGGTCGGCCGAGGTTCTGTGCGCAGGCGTTGACGTCGCTACCGACCGCGTGGAGCTGACCATTCACAATTGGACCGCGCCGCCGGAAGGCGGTGACGCATGAGCATCACCCTCAAGGGCCATGCCCTCAACCAGCGCCAGCTCGACGCTATCACCCCGGTAATGAACGACCTGATTCAGGGCCGGGTTGACCTGGGAAGTTTCGATGATGCCTGCGTCAAAGCCCTGGATATCGCCGGCTGCCCGCTGGGCTACGACACCAGCATGCCCGGTACCGGCAGCACCATCGAGGAGCGGGCCGCCAGATGGTTGAGGGACGGTCAAGTGGGAGCGTCTTCGCGGGCCGTCCACGATCACATGCTCGGTCTGCCCATGGAACGCCACCACGCGGCCTATCCCCATGACCCGGACGACCTGAATCGCTGCCTGCTTCTGCTGAACCTAATCCCTGAATGGGCGCCACGCATCCGCGAGATGGCCCAGCACAGCCAGGAGTGGGCCGCACTGGCGAGCAGTTGGGGAAAGCTCACCAACCTTTTCCTGCAAGAAGCTGGGCTGGACTGGCAACGCAGCAGCGGAGCCCCCGAAACCTACGCGGCGATGCGATTACTACTGGGTGATGCATGAGAAAAGCACTGACCGCTATCGCACTCGTCGCGATGCTCGGCCTGGCTGCTGTTGCCGCCGGCGCCGCGCTCCAGCCATTCAAGACCCTGTTCATCTGGGAGGTATGCCAGTGATGAGAGGCTCCGACATTCCACCACCACCAGGGTATCGCCCTACCCCGCTCGCCACCCTAGGCCAGCAGTTGGTCCGCCTGGGCCAGGCGATGCAGAACCCCAACACCAAGCTCGGCGAGTTGACCGAACTGGTCCAGGCCTGCGGCGTCGACCTGCGGATCTGCGACACGGACAAGGAGAGCCGGTCATGAGGGGCGCAACGTTGCACAGGCTGATCGATATCTACGCCGACAGTCGCCGTAACCTGCGCGTCCGTTTGGCGGCCCTCCGGATGTTCGTCCGTGCGGTGTGCGCCGATCGCGACACCAGCTTCGCCGAGTATCGCCAGATGCGTCGGCGGCTCCTCAAGGGCATGCCGTTCACCGAGCGGGCGCTTGAGCGCGAGCGAGCGGCATATCTGGATCGCACCAGAGCTGCGAGACAAGCCATGGAGGAGAGCGGTGCCTGGCTTATCGGAAACTCAGCCATGATCGAGCAGGCCCTGTCGTTCGACGATCTGTGCGACCTCCTGGGGGTGAATCATGCCCACCGTGCCGAGGCTGCCGAGGTCTGCGCGGGCGACGCCGGAATCGTTGGCGGCCTGCTCTGGATTGGTGGGGAGTTCGAGGACAGCGCGGACCACAAGAGTGGCCGCTCCAACCGAGGGAACACGGGGCCACTTACCGCAGCGGTCCAGAACCTGTTCCAGAAGTTCTTGCTTGAAAATCCGTCGGCCATCCCTGACCCGTTCGCCCCGGGCGGGCCCTTTTACGGAGTCCCGCGTCAGGAAATGGCGCCGAACGGCACTGTGCAGATTCGGCGACCGGCACTCACCGTCCACAGCCAGGACGGGTCAATCCGCACGGTTGAGCGAAAGCCGGAGGTGATTGGTGAGTAGGCAGATGACCGCGCGCCGGCTGACCCGGGCCGAGATGAACCACCTGCGCCGCCTGATCGGTTGGGTTCGTTGCGAGGTAGGAGCAGAGCCAGAGGAAATCGTCACTACCGCCAAAGAGGCTCTCGACCACTTCCAATGCGTGACGGAGGACGGCAAGCAGCGGCTGCTCGAGCACTACCAAAAGTCAGTAGCCGTACCGAATTACATCCGCGCTGCGCTCAAGGCCCTGGAGAAGGTGTGCCTGGAAGAACCGACCGAGGTGGTTGACGGTGAGTTGGTTGCCCGCGAGCGCCACGAAGCAACGCCGCGCCCGGCCGTAGCGCGCAACGTAAGGAGTGAGAAATGATCGAAGAGAATCACCAGGTACCAGAACAGGACCTGGCCGGCGCCATCCGCGACCTGCTGGCACACCTCCGCGGCCCGAAAGTGGCTCCGGAGGACGAACTCTGGACCACGAAAGAAATCGGTGCGTACCTGAAACTTTCGCCGGTCACGGTGGAGGGGCGCGTGGTCACTCGACCGGACTTCCCTGCCCCGCTACAGCCGTGCGGCACGGTCAAGGCGTCCAAGCGGTGGTTCGCGGTAGACGTAAAAAGGTGGGCTAGACAGAACAGCAGTAAGCTGCCGAAGGGGAAGCCCCGCAGATAATGCGGGGCGGTCGCCGAGCACTTAATCAAGTCGGCTCGCTACCTCGGTTGCAGTCGCGTTGTAGTAGACCATGAGCGACCGCGGGTCACGGTGGCCCGTCATTCTGGCTAGGTCGAGCACATCGAGTTTCCTAGCGAGCCTGGTGGTGGCCTCGTGACGGGTGTCGTGGAAGTTCAGCCCGTCGATTTTCTGTCTGTCCCGCACCTTCCGAAAGAGGGTATCGGCCGAGCCGGACGTCAGCGTAAACAGGTTCTGGCGCTTCCCGGCAGCATCTACCAGAACTCGGAGCAAAGTCACTGCGCGGGAACTGAGCGGCACCTTACGGGCATCGCCGTTCTTCGTCTTGTCTAGTTCGACGTAACGGGCACTCAAGTGGACCCGGGCAGCAACGAGGCCGAGGATCTCACCCTGTCGCATAGCCGTCTCCAGGGCGATCAGGAAGGCGTAGGCAAGCTCCTGCATCTTGCCGGTCGGCGCTACCCCCTCCTGATACCCAAGCCCCTCAAGGATCAGGGCTTCCTCGGCAGCCGAAATGCGCCTGTCCCGCGGCGGCCGGCTCTTCGGGCGCCGCACCTCGCGAACAGGGTTGGTCGGGCACCATCTCCACTCCCGGCGCGCCTGCTCGAACACGCTCGACAGCAACGTCATTTCGCGACGCACAGACGACGTGGCCACCGACTTCAATCGGTGATCGCGCCATGCTGCGATCTGATCGGCGCCGATATCACAGATGCGCTCGCCGACGAATTCCAAGTCATTGACCAGCTTGTCGAGTCGGATCTCTTCCCAGCGTTTGCCGGCCTTAGTGGGTGAGACTTCGTCCTTGTATTTCTCCAACGCCTCTTTCAGAGTGAAGTTCGATGCCCCTTTGGGGCTCCCAACTCCCGCCAGAATCTCGGCCTCCCGCTGAGTCGCCCAGGCCACCGCCTCGGCCTTGGTGGAGAAGGTGCCGGAGTCTCGAACGCCTTTCTTTGCCACCTCGGCGCGCCATCCGCCGCTTCGCTTTCTGTACGTTGCCACCAC